TTCCATTAATTACAAATGTACTATTTGCAATTATAGCACCAGTGGCAGTAATACTTCCTGTTGACACAATATTGCCAACAACATTGACATTACCCAGAACATTTGTAGTAGTTGCAAGTACATTAAACTCTGGAATATTGCCATATGATGCTTCAAGAGTCATCATTGCTGTGGATACACCATCACAATGAAACCCCACATAGTTTGCCTGATTATTAAAAAGATAAACACCTAAGTCAAGGTTCTTAAAGCTGTAGTCACCAGGAACAGTAGTATGCCATGTCCCCTCTAGAGCAGCAGTTTCATAGTTATAATTCTCAGATGCGTACTGAGGACCAGCAAAGGTTCCAAAGTTTTCAAATTTAAAAGGTAATGTTCCTTCTTTGCCTCCCTCTGGATAAGTAAATAAACCCTTCCAATTTGTAAAATCTAACATCAAACATTAACCTCTGTTATTAGTTTTTCTACGTCTTTTCTTTCTGCAAACACATGATAATGACAGTGAATTGGCATACCAGGTTTTGCCTGGACAACTACTTCATTATTTGTTGCTCTCTTCAGTACAAGACCCTGGTCAGAACCAACTGGTGTCAGTGATACTGTAATTGTTCTGGGATCTACCAATTCTCTCCACACATCTGGCAATTTTATAGTGTCATTATTTCTAAGAACACCTCTCACATACACTGCATTCTCTGGTCCTTCCAGACAAGCATAGATTAAATTTGTGTTTGGTAGTGTTGGGTGTGGTATAGCAAAGTTCTTAACCTTTGCCATAAGTACTTCTGTATAGATTACTTTACTCTTAATTACCCTAACTGTCAATAGTAAATCAACTTTTAGAAAACTTTTGATTCTTGCAAATGTTGTGGCAAATAATGCATAGAATGGTGAGGGCAACATCTCTGGATTGCCAGTCTGACCAACCATCACTGACCCCATCTCAAATGGGTTGCCTTTGCCAGCAACACCAGGAAACTGTGAAGGATCTCCAACTAACTCTGGACCTTGGATATATGCAGATCCTCTGACCTTTGTGGGACCACGACCTAAGATATCAGGCTTTCCTCCACCACATTGAAATTGCCCCCCTGCTGTTACATCTGTTGCGTTCATAATTCTCCTCTAAAGTTCTGCTTTAATTCTTTCTACATGACTAGATCCACCCTTGGGACCAAGACTTGTTTTTGCAGTGGCTGCAGCGTCAGCGCAAGACATGAAACCCCCATATAGATTTAGCACAGTTTTTCCAGTGACATCTACAGTCTTTTCTGATACAATCTTCACTTGAACTGGTGCATTAATATCTATCATCTGGTCAGAATTAAGAATAATCTTTTCAGTTGCTGTGACGTTCACATTACCTCTAGTATTAGATCCACCAGTAGCAGTAATTTCAACATCAAGACCTTCAATTCTTACCTTACCACTTGGTGCTCTCAATACCAGGTCGCCACTGACTGCCTCAACATAGACACCAGGGATACCTTTACCAACATTGTCACCTGCTTTGATTTGACATGAACCAGGTGCTCTGATGATTGTTCCATTCTTTCTATGGTCCTTCCCTGTAGCACACAACTCAATATAATGCTTCCAATTCTTAAAATTTCTGATAAGAACAGCATCAATCTGCCTATCAGATGTTAGGTGGCCAAATTTAATCTCTCCATCTATTGTGCCATATCTAATTCTATAAGGATTGACTGGATCTGACATTAAAAGTTACCTACACAATCTATTACTTGAACTACCTTCTCAGGATCTTCAAATTCTATCTCCCTATCTATACAATGTTTTGGCAAAAGTACTGCATTATATCCATTGTCTGAATCAATAGTAATAGTAGGAAGTTCTTTGAATCCTTCACCAGATTTAATTACATTAACACCAATGATTCTACCAAACTTATCAACTCTAAGAGTTGCTTCTGCTCCTCTGTCTGGTGTAATGATAACAGGATCATTTGGTTCATATCCAAATCCAGGTGACTGAACAATAATGTCACAAAGATAAAGAAGAATAGAATAAGCAACAGCATCATCAGCAAATGCGCCAGCATCTTCTACCAAATAGGGTGTAGTAAAGCACCCTGGTTTACTGACAGTATAAGGTGATCCACCATTAATACGTTCACCACCACCTTGTTCATCATTAGTTTCAGTAACCACAAATGTTCCTGGTGGAAGTTCAACTGTGTCTCCAGCCTCTACACAGAAATAATTACCTGCTGGGATTGGTGTTTCAATTCTACCATCTGATTTTACCACAATAGTATCACCAGGATTTGACCAAGTTCTACCATCACCACCCTTACTTCCATCAGGACCAGAAATAAAACCACCACCAGACTGAATCACAATCACATCAACAATACCAATATCACCAACAGGTACTGGTGCAGGTACTAAAATATTTGGAAGATTTGGAACACCAACAACTGGAATAGGAGCAGCAACACCAGGACCATCAGGTGGTGATACTGGATCTAATCTATACAAACAAGTGTTATTCTTTACATTCCTAAACTTACCTTCTGCTGCAGTAACAACCAAGTCAAGATAATCTCCATCAGATACCCACTTAGTTTCTACTTCTTGTGCAGTTACTGGTACTGGTTCAGATAATTGTCTTGCGTCAAGAGCATTGAAAACACCATTTTGATCAAATCCATTACCAAAATCATCATCATATCTAATTCTCTGTTGGACTTGAGTTGGAAGTGGACCACTATCCTCAATAATAAATCCAAAATCATCAGAATTTCCACTAAAGGTTACAGGATATCTGTTACCTGCTCTAAATGTTCCTGTAACATATTGAAGACCAGTTGTATCCCCAGCTGATCTTGTCAAAACTATGGGAGCACCATCTGTAGCTACTGTTATAGACTGTGTATATCCTGCTCTATTGGATCTATCATCCCATTCCCAAGAGAAATCAATCTCAACTACATCATTTCCACCTACCAAATAGACAAGACTATTTCCATTTCTTAAGAAAATTCCTCCTGGTGGAATCTCCTCTGCACCTGTTGCATCAACAGTTTCGTTTGCTTTAAAAGCATCATCTAATCTTACAGTAGATCCACCAGCATCAATTCTTAATGGGTTAGGACAAGGAGTTCCATCAGGCAAAAATCCTTGGACCAAATAATCTTTACCAGGAACAACACATTCAATGTAACTAGTTCCCCCATCATTCTCTCCACCACTAACATCATCACCTGTGTAATCCCATCCAGTAATAAATGATGGATCAGAATCAACTAATCTGAAAGTAAATGTATTAGAAAGAACAGCAGACCTTGTAACTGTAAACTCTTTGTCTAAGCACTCAGGAGGTTGTTCCTTTCCAAATCCAGTAGGACCTACACCATAGATTGGCGATGAATCACCAACAGGTCCAAGAGGAACAGGAGAAAGAGAATTGGGACCATTAGCAGGGAAAGGATAGTTCTGTGGACCAAATGGACCTAACCCAATATTGGGTGGTGCTAGTGCAGGGGTTCCTCCTCCAGTTCCGCCAATAGGTGTTCCATCAGTAGGTATTCTACCAAAGACTGGTCTCAATACTGTACCATTACCTTTACCACATATATCAGTAACTTCTGCTCTAACACTTTCATTATATCCTGCACCAAAGCTGACCATATCAACTCCAATGACATCACCAGCAGCACCAATCACTAAGTTGCCAGCTGCTCCTTTGCCATTACTACCAAAGAACTCTAAGATAGGTGCCCCACACAGCACCTCTCTGACATTACATCCATCTCCTAAATTGAAAAGTTGATCTAAATCAACATCAGTGACCATATCAAGGTTGTCAAGTGCTTGCAAACCTAAATTTTGAGTCTCTTGGAACAATCCTTTTGCTCTATCTGTAATGGAAGTCAAATCTCCTTTACTAATTAGACTTCCACCTGAAATAATATTCCAATCATTAATTTCTGAGCACTCTGGTCTATCATCACAAGACAGGAATGAAATAAGTTGATCAATCATTCCTAATACATCTCCACCTAAATCAAGAGCGCCCTCACCAATATCAACAGCGCCAGAGATCATACTAGACAGACCAGCAAACATTCCTTCAATGATACCACCCAGGGTTCCAAAGATTCCACCAATAAAGTTATCAACAAAACACTTAGAAACATTGATGACTCTATCAACAGCATCTTTGAGGAACTTAACCATCAATTGAACCAATTGACCCATTATCTTCCTAAAGAAGCAAGCAATAGTATCAAGAATAGTGCTTGATGTTTTCTCTACGAGAGATCTCTCATTGGGAAATGCAAGGTCATAAGCAAACTTAAGTGCTTGATTTGTCTTATTCTCTACAAACTTTTCAATCTCAGCATAAACTACCTTAAGACCACCTGCAATCTGTTCAGCATACTCCTCAAGTTTCTTATTGATCCATTCTTCCTTCTCTGCCAGATCTTGAAGGGCACCCTTTTCAAAATCGTATAGTCCTTTTTTTGCTGACTCTACATCTCTAATAAGATTTCTAATGGACTGTTGTATTTTACCAACAGGAAGAGGTTCACAAGTTTTAGGTTGTGCTAGTGCAGCATTACTCTCATCTGCTTGATCTTCATCTAACTTTGATATTGTTACGTCTTCAATACCTGTTTTCTCTTTACCATTTATCTTTGAACCCGCTTCTTTTGAATTTCCAGTACCAGATTTGCCTTGAGACAATGGTGCTGCACCTGCAGGAACAGGTTGATTAGGTGGCAATCCTCTATATGGAACAAACCCAGAAGAAGAAACATTCTTCATCACTGCCTGATAGTCATTGTATCCAATACAACCCATAATAACAGGTTGCTGACCTTCTTCTCCGTCTAAAAAGAAACCATAGACAAAAGTCCCTTGTACTATATTGGATGTCTGACTAAAAGATCCCCCACCACCAGAAGTGACAGGATACATGAGAGTTGCCCAAGGCAAATCGCTATCAGGCAACTCATCTTTGTCAGCAGTATGGTATCCCATAATGCGAACTTTATATCTCTCACCATAACCCTTATATTTTTCGTTACCAGTTCCTCCCACATTTGTATCTGGGAGATTTTCTTGCCACTCTTTAGCAGGAGCAACCTGACCAATCCACCACTGGAATCCGTCTCTTCCTACAAAATGATTCTGAAATAGTCCTTGTTCTATCATTTATTTAATCTTTACACCGTAAGAATCTCTAATCAATCCAAGGCTTGTAAATGTATCTGATGGCGTTACTCTATGACAAACATGTGCCACTAGATAGTCCCCACTGGTTTTTTTATTTATATCCTTTCCTGAACCAGTATTACCTCTAACCTGAGGGAAATCACATCTTATCACATCACCTGCTTTAATACTAAAATCTCCTTTAATTGTAACATTGGTCTGGATAGTAAACAACTGATTATATCTCATAATAGATTGAACCATTGTTCCTTCTGCATCAAAGTTTGCTTTAGTGGGATCTTCCTTCCATGCTTTAAGTTGTTCTTCTGCAGTATCTCCAGGAGAATTATAACCCACATCCCTAACAGCACTCATTAGTCTAGTTGGAGATGCTGTGAATTGTTTTGCTACCAAGTTACCACTCTCTTCACTTTGCTTACCAGCAGTTGTGATCTTATTTTTCTGATTTTCAATACCATACTGTGTTACTTTATAATTAAATGATACAGGATCATAGAAAATAGTTCTGTTATTATAAGCACCAAGAGTAAGGTTTTGACCTAGATCAATATCAGTATCAATAGTATAGTTTATGATACTAGCATCATATCCTTCTGGAACTCCTGTAGTATCACTAAATGCATATTTTTTTTCAGATTTCTGCTTAAATAGACCATCAATGGACTTGAAATGAATAGTATCACGTGTCTGATAAAACAGGTAACCTGCTGCACCATTTAATGTATTACCACCACTTCCACCACTTGCTGATACTTGTGGAACAGATTTAGATGCTAACCAAGTGCAAACATAATATGGTTTTCTATCATTACCAAAGAAATTATAGTTAAGACTAGTGGTGTCTATATCAAGTTTAGAATCTGTTTGCAAAACATCCTTAAGAATTGAAGATACATGAGTTGAGATAGGTGCTTCCTTATATCTCTTCACAACTCTTACCTGATCATTAGCAAAGTATTCACGTGATGTTAGATCAAGAAAGTAAACATCCTTTTGTGTTCCAGGTATAGCATTTCTTACCCTATTAACATATAAACCATCCCCAAATTTTAAAGTATTATCATAATTATCTTCCATCTTGATATCAATTCTCTCTCCACCTCTGATTGGTAGGTTATCTAAAAGACCATCAATAGCACCACCCTTTGTATTGCCAGTCTCCACCACAGTAACAGTTGCTGTAACATGATTAGACAAAACACTTTCATAGTATGAGAACTCTGTTACTGCAGCAGACATATCTACAGTCTCTCCATCATTAGATTGAATAGAGAACTGTAGAATATTAGCGGGTTCTGATGCTGAGTTATGTTTTGCCATTAACCTTGCTTGTATAGGAATCCCATCAACTTGGATTTGTAATAACTATTTACCAAAGATCTGGTAGACCCACCCATCACTGTAACACCACCAGAACTACCACCCATCATAGGAGATTCTTGACCCCCTCCTACTGGATATGGAACACTCACTGTCTGAGATCCACCACCCTCATAGGATGCTCTTGATGCAACAGAGGAAGACTGTGCTATAGGAGATACTGTAGGCGAAACCTGAGTGCCTGTCAACTCTCCAGCGTCTAATTTTCTAAAGTATTCATCTTTCTCTGCTTGTGATGCATTTTCTCCTGGTATCTGATCCATAGGAACAGTCAGTGGTTTATTGATAGGAGTAACTTGTGGAGCAGAAGTAGACCCACTCAGATCAAGTGACTTTGCTGCGTTCATATATTTGGCAGCATTTCCATCCTTATACGCCCCCCATGCAGCAAAACCTTGAGAATCAAAGATTGCTTTTGCTGCTCTAGCATTAGTTATCGGATTAAAGAGATCTTCATTGGAGCTAAGACCAAGTTGACGTCTTCTCTCAACACCAATCTCATCAATCATGTTAATCTGCCATAGACCATATGAGTTATCTCCTGTTGCCCTGTTATCATTATGTGCTCTGTTGTTAAATGTAGATTCACCACCAGCAATTGCAGCCATGGTCTTTGCTTGCTCTTTAGTAAATCCCGCTTGCATGGCATACCCTGCCATCTTTTTCAACTTTGCATTAACATCTGCACCCATATCAATAGGACCAGTTCCATTTGCTTGAGTCACTGCATCAGGATTCATTCTAGGGTCATCTTTCATTATCTCAGCAGTTGCGTCTTGTTGTTCTTTTAGTTTTTGTTTCATCTGCTTTTCTGTTATCCCTGAATCACCAAGAGGACTCAGACCTTGGCCTGTTAACTTATTTGCAAAATCACTGTAAAGTTTTTTAGCAAAGAAGTCTCCCAGACCTGCACCTACAAAACCACCAATTGCTGTGCCAAGAAATGGAATGGGAATGAGACCTGTTCCAATTGCTGCACCAATAGAGAATCCAAGAGAACCACCAATGGCACCAACAATTGCTCTATCAAGTGTCTCTCCCATTGCCAAATCAATACCAATAGCAATAAGTGAACCAACTAATGGTATTCCTCTAATACCTTTTGAGAATTTAGATAATCTTGTAGCACCAGACTTTCCAAATTTCTTTATTGCTGCTAAAGAAGGGTTAGTAGCAGATCTCAATGCACTCTTTGTTGCAGCATTAGTTGCAACTCTTGTTCCTGATTTTGCTACACTTTTTGCTCCACTTTTTGCTGCACTTTTTGCTGCACTTTTTGCTCCAGATGTAGCAGCAGTCTTCACTGCCTGATGCATTTTCTTGGCAAAGTTGAATATGCCTAAACCTAAGTTCTTTAATCCCTTACCAACAAATTTTCCGATACCAGTAATTCCTTTCTTTAAACCTCCACCAAGTTTTTTAAGAAGCGGCGTGAATACTTTTGCTACAGTTCTTGTTGCTGCTGATATAGGTTTGTTTAATGCTATCAATCCCCACCTAAGGAGGTTCATCTTATTGTCAAATGATTCTCCAAACTCAGTAAAGAAACTCTTGATTGACTCAAAATTCTTTAAAAATAGTACAGCAAGACCACCCATCAAAGTATTGAGTAAGAAGTTAAAAATATTAAACTTCTTTGCTGCTCCAAGAATAGATCCACCAATAGCACCAGACCTAGAACTACCACCTTCTAAAGTTGCTTCTCTACCTTCTCTCTTTGCTTTTTGTGCTGCCTTGTCTTTGTTTTTAGATTCCTTTTTCTTTTGATTATACTGCCCTTTGAATGCCTTATCCAAAGAGGAAGTAAGTCCAACAATATTATCAAGTTGTTGAGTTAATTTTTCATAACTTACATTACTACCATCAGAAGATACTTCTGCCTTAGGTACACCTGATGATCCTCCTGAAGAAGAAACACCACCTGCATATTTTTGAATTGGTTTTACTTTTGCTTTAGTTGAAGACTCTGTAGATGATCCTTTCTTTACAAGAGATCCACCTTTCTTCTTATCCTTACCTTTGCCAGTAACAAAATCCTTTGCAGTTGATGCTGCTTTCTTTTTTACTACGCTCTTTGTAGTATTTGAGAGCAGACCTTTTGCTGCACCTAATAGTAGAGGTAAAGCCATATCTTATCCTACTATGTTATAGATTGATTTAACTACCATCATCTCAAAGTTGTTACCATCAACAGCAGAGAATCCAGGAACCTTTGATTGATTAGCACCAGAGTTAGACAATGATTGTCCATTCTTACCCTGTCCTGCAGGAACCAACACCACATTTATTTGTGTATCACCAGCTCCTGCAGGTATATTGATTTGCATAGGACTACTTTTGGTATTTGCTACCTTAGCAGGTCCTCTCATATCTTTAGTATCATCGCTTCTTTGAGTTCCAGAACTAGTTCCCCCAAACCTTGCAACTAATGCATTTACATCTTTTTGGAGTTGTCTTGATTGTTGAAAGTCCCTTGAATTTATAGCACCACTACCAAATTGTGACCAAGGTATATCAAATGCTTTACCAGCATAGTGATATGATGTATCAGCGTGTTTTCCTTTAGTGGTAGATCCAATTTCATACTTACGTCCTGAAGGACTTTCACCTGCTGCTAATGCATTTTGCACTGAAATACGAAGGTTCTCAGAAGAGAAAGCATAGTGATCATGTGCGTTTGATGCAGTTCCATGATCTGCTCTGTATCCTCTTCTCCCAGGTTCTCCATGAAGATGTTCAACAATACCACCACCCTGCATAGCCATAATCTGACCACCACCAGATGCCATCTGAACCTTACCCATCTTAGGTCTGTTGGTTCCTCCAGCAGCAGCATTAGCAGCAAGTAGATTATCTCTACCATACATATCTCCTGCCTTATTGCTCATCACAACTTCACCAGGAGAGAGTGCCACAAGTTGCGTATCAGGTCCAGCACCTGTTATTTGTATTCCAGTATTACCTTCTACCTTACCACCACCATCCATAGTTGGTGCAGTGAAAGTTACTGGTCCACCTTGATTGGGAGGTTGTCCAGCAAGTGGTATAGGTTGGATTTGCATCAATGGAATCAGTGGTATTCTGGGAAGAGTAATTCCACCACCACCAAATATAGAAAGAGCATTATTAATTTGCTTCTCCATATCCCCAATAGCTGTGTTTATAGCATTGAGAGCCTGATTAATAGGCATTATGACATTATCATATATCAATGTGATAAGACTATTGAGAAGACCAATGATGCCATTGATCAACCCTTTCCACATCTTATCAAAGTTGCCAGCAGGGTCTTGTAAGAATTTAAGTAACCATACAAAGGCACCACCCATCAGCGTTTGTATAACGAAGTTCTTAATGAAATCAAAGATACCCATTGCTGGTTTCATTATCTTCTCAGCCATTCCTTTTATCTTAGAGGACTTCCCTTCTTCTAGTACTGCCTCTCTTGCTGTTCTCTTTGTCTTCTGCTTATCTTTATCTGCTTTAGTTGCTTGCTTCTTCTCTAACTGCAGTTGCTTAGATAAAGTTTCAAGTATTCCTTCAAGATTCTTTTCAATAGTTGTAAGACTTGGCGCTAAAACATTCTTGATGAACTCCATTGTCTCATCAATCTTTTCTTCTCCTACCTCGTCTTCAACTTCTTCTAATCCTTCCTCCACTTTCTTATCTAAACCAGGAGGGAGCGCCTTGAGATTCTTACCTGGTGAGGTAGCGATATCACTAGCAGCATTGAAGAAACTATCTTTATTAACTTTCTTTTTCTTAACTGTAAATCTGCCAGTCTTTGTCTTTACTCTTTTATATTCATCAGTCAGTAATTCTGTTTCTTCTGTGGGAATTTTGCTGTCTGCCATCCTAGCAGCCATCATCTTCTCTTTTAGAAGAGTTTTATATGTACCATAGTCAATATCATTTACATCTTGTTGACCTAAGAGAGTCAGTATTCTCTCATCAACTTCTTCAGAAACTAACTCTTCTTCTGTATCATCTACTTTAGGAATAATTGCAAGGGCAGAAGAATCTTCAGATTCATCAGAGGATGCATTTTGAATAGAATCAATCAGTGCGTCTAAACCTGCTGGAACATCCTCAGATTTCTTGGCGTCTTGAAGTTCCTTGATGAGCTTTTCAGCAGCAGCCTTCTTACCAGATGGACCTTTTCTTTGGATTCTCCTAGCCATTCCTTGCCTTCATTTTTTGCTCTTCATCTTCTAGGTGTTGTTGTAGAAGATTTACATAAACATCTCTCTCCCAAGGGATAAGATTTTCAATCTCAGTTAATGAATATTTATGGTACTGCATCAGGGCAAAATTGAGTTTATAATATCCCTCAAGATCCATATGGATCATGCCTATGCGAAAAAACTTGATAGTCCCTCAAGCACTACTTCACTTTTCTTCTTTGTTGTGGGGTTAGTAACCTTAACTGTATGTGAAAGTTTAGGCATAGTGTTAAAGAACTTCTCAATCTCTTTGAACTGAAGAGAATTCATCTGTCCAAGAAAATCTGTTACTTCTTCTTTAGAAAAATCTGCAGTTGCCCAAACATCATCCTCACTATAAATCTTATCAATACATGTACCAATTAATTCAAATGATTGATCAACATTTGATTGATTATTAAAGTCAAAGTTGTTTTTAATAAACTGATCTAATGAAGGATATTTCATCTCCATCATCAATGTCTCATCAAGTTTAATTTGTTTTGTATGAGTTTCATCCTCAATAACTTTGATATCATCAAGATTAATCTTGATTGGAATCTCAGTAGTGCCATCATCAGGTGCAATGATATTCAATTCAACTTCTTCTCCAACAGACTTACCTCTAATATTTAAAAAGAGATACTCAATATCAAAAGTGGGAAGTGTCTCTACCTTAACCCCCTTAGTTAAAATACAACTCTTGATTACTGCAGTCATTGCATTTGTAATCTGTTTTGTGTCTTCACTCTCTAAGGCAAGGACCAATAACTTCTCTTCCTTTACTAGGAATGGCCTATACTTAATTGACTTTTTTGTAGAAGGCAGTTCCAACTCATAAATTGGAGTAGCAATTGTTGGTAAGGGCATAACAACCTAATGATTATTTCAGTGTGAATATTTATCTCTACTGTAGAAAGGTAGGAATTTTAGGAAGATCAAGTCCCAGATCAATACCAGAATTAAAGTCAACACTAGATGCTATGGGATCCCTCCAAAAATCTTGATTAAAATTAAAACTAGATTCATCAAAAGTGGATATATTGAGAGGATTATTTATACCAGTTTCAAAGGGTATTGGTGTTGAATTATTTGGATCATATGGGTTCTTAATACCAGATGCCTTAGTCAATGTATACCTCACATAAGAGAATGAAACAGTGACCTTAAGTATATCACTAGCAGAATAAGAAACTGGTATTGCATTCATTGCGATTGGAAATGCATCAATGAAATTATAATACAATGCCTTATTAGAGGCATCCTTCTCAAATTTAGAGACATAGATACTTGTCTTATAACTTTTTGGATAAGACATTCTGTATCCAGCACTAACATTATTGTAACCATTATAAGATCTTCCTCCCTGTCCCATACCAGAGATGAAATCAATCCATCCATCAAAAAATTCTATCACATTATAATTCTTATCAACATAGAACGTCATGTCTATATTATTATCATATATCCTTCTATAAGCCATCTTCTCAGACACACCCATATAGTCTGAAGTAACATCATGAGTTGCTAAAGAACTACCAGGAAGTGTTGTATCACTACATAGGAGATCAATATCTCTACCATGCTTCTGATACACACCTCCCATTGCTTTATCAACAGCACTAGGTGGTTGAATTTTCACCTGATAGACTGAGGTTTGAGCAAGATTCATGATCCTGCTCTTCAATTCTGAAGTACCTATACTATTTGGTTTTGGTCCTGCCATCTATAAATAGGCGTGATTACTATTACTATGTATGGCGGCAGCTATAAAGTCAGTCTATAAACCGACTTATCCTGAAAAATATCAGGGTGACTCTAACAATATAGTATGTCGTTCCTCTTGGGAGCGCATCTTTTGTAAGTGGTGTGATCATAATAATAATATCTTGAAGTGGGCTAGTGAAGAGTTTTCAATCCCATATGTATCACCTAAGGATGGAAGGGTTCATAGATATTATCCTGACTATCTGATTGAAGTTAAAGAAACTAGTGGCAAAATTAAAAAATATATCGTTGAAGTAAAACCAAAGAGGCAAACTCTTGAACCAAAGAAACCCTCTAGGACAACTAAGACATACATCAATGAAGTGACTACCTATGCAGTCAATCAGGCTAAATGGGGCGCTGCTAGAGAGTTTGCTATTGATAATGGTGTTGAGTTTATGATAATCACAGAAGACCAATTAGGTATCAAACCATATGGAACAGGAAGAGTATCTAAAAAACGACACAAATAGATTAGAGTATGTGGTTGATGACATTATCAATGAACTAACTCCTGATGATAGGATGCTTGCGTTGTTAGGTGCTCTGCCTGAAGTTGAGGTTGTTCCTGATGTTGGTAGATATTATACCTTCATCTATACTCCCAAGACACCTAGGATTCAATATGATGAGTTCCCTTTAATTGCTTGTATTGATGTCTTAGAGTGGGGATTCAAAGGCATCAACTATCATTGGGCAGCAACAGGTCAAAACCCATTCAGAAATTATACATGGGATGAAGTTCAAAGCAATCTACACGTCATCTACCCACTTGAACTAAATGATGCCAGGTCAATTCCATATCAAAATTTCAAGATAAATACTTAAAAATATTCTGATGGCTCAGATAACCACTAAAACATCATTTTATGGTGTCCCTACAAAACTATTAGTTAATACTAATACTGGTCAGGCAGAAGTATTTCTTGATGGAGCCTTCTTTGGTGACACCAAAGTAGCAGAAGTTGGCGCTAATAATGATTGGAAAATAACTAATCTTTCCAAACTAACAAAGAATTTAAACAATAACCGTTCATTGGAAGGTAAATCTAGTCTACCAGATACTGAAGTAAATAAAATATTCTACTCACAAAAATATGGAGCTAGACAATATAATAACCAAAGAGCAGCTGTTTTTAAAAACCCAAAAAATTATGATACTGGTCTAACTGGAGAACAAATAAAAACCAGGCAAACAGAGTTTTTTACTCTCAAAATCCCAGGAGCAGTAGATCCAATAACTGGAAATAAGATTTCTAATGATGGTAAGCAGACAGTTATAGCAAATCCAGACAATACCCCAGATCCAGCACCACTACCAGCACCAGCAGCACCAGCAGCACCAGGTTCACCAGGTTCAGAGAATCCAGGGTCCCCTGCATCTCCTGCAAATCCTACAGCATTAGGACCTAAAGTTGCACCTTCAACACTAAGATATCCTACAGGAAAACCACCTGATGGATTCCCATTTGATTTTATACAAATAACATCATACAAATATGTAGCATCTAGTCTTGATTATATCAGCAGTCAAAATAAGGTAGGTGGAGGTGTAGGAAGTAGATATGCCACAGAAGATCCTATTACCACTGTCAGTTTGCCTATGCAACCAAATCTATCTGAATCTCATTCAGTTGGTTGGGGAGGAGATTCTTTAGATCCAATCAAAGCAATGTTAGCTAATGCATCAATGGGAGCAATAAAGGATATAAGTAGTATTAAAAACATACAAAATCAAATAGGGAAATTAGGTAACAATATTTCGGAATTGGGTAGTGATCCTGCTACAATATCATTCATAGCAGCATACTTTGCAGGACAGGCAGTTGGTGCAAACATCACAGGAAGAACTACTGGTCAAGTGATCAATCCTAATATGGAATTGCTGTTCAATGGTCCTACATTAAGAACATTTAATTTTCAGTTCAGACTCACACCAAGAGATGATGGTGAAGCAAAAGTGATCAGACAAATTATCAAATCTTTTAAAGCAAATATGGCTGTACAAAGATCTACATCCAATCTCTTTCTGATGGCTCCAAATATATTCAAACTTAAATACATTTCAGCAGATGGAAGTACTGCCACACAACAACACCCCTTCTTAAATAAGTTTAAGCCTTGTGCTATGACTGCATTCAATGTGAACTACACACCTGATGGTTCTTATATGACCTTTGAAAACAAATCTCTTACATCATATGATATAAGTATGGCTTTCAGTGAACTTGAGCCTATCTATCAAGATGATCACACTACAGATTACAACTCTAACGATATGGGATTCTAACAATGTCACTACCTTACTTCAGATATCTTCCTAACATTGATTATGTGAGTCGCTTACCAGACTCTAAGTATATTGGTGACTATGTTCAGGTAAAGAATCTTTTTAGAAGAGCAAAGATTAATCCTGAACTCTTTCAAAATATCAACTTCTTTACTAAGTATACTATTATTGGTAATGAGAGACCAGACAATGTTGCTTATACCTTATATGATAACCCATACTTAGATTGGTTAGTTCTTCTTGCTAACAACATTATCAATGTAGAAGAAGAGTGGCCATTAACTCAGCAATCTTTCTTCAACTATATGTTGAGTAAGTATGGATCAGAGACTGCTTTCAATGAACCACATCATTATGAAACTTCAGAAGTAAAGGATAGTAATGGCAGGGTTGTTATGAAAAAAGGTCTTGAAGTTCCTGATGGTTACTCTATCACATACTTTGATAGTGGTAATAATCAATTAGTGACTAATAATAACATATCTATAGTAGTCACAAACTATGATTATGAAGATAAGATTCAAGATAGTAAAAGAAATATCTTTGTGGTGAAAGGTCAATATCTTTCTCAGATAATCAATGATCTAGAAGATGGTCTTCTCTATAAGAGTGGCAGTTCTCAATATATTTCTGAGAATATCGCAAAAGCAGATAATATTAGACTCTACTAATAGACATAAAGAAGGGGGGAAACATCCCCCCCTTTCTAATTATTGAAGAATCCTCCTACAAACTCTCTTACATGAGGCTTGATTTTCATCGCATTCAATAAGACAGTTATAATAATCGTTGATTAGATTAGATTCCTCAAGGGTCCTATCAAGAGTATGACTCAAACTATCAACTTCTTGCCTCCATCCTTCTAATTGGTTGTGTGAAATTAAGTTGTGCATTTTACCTCCACAAATAACTTAGACATCATATAGATGTGATCTTTATGAACCTCCATAATTCTAGTGTATCTATACAGATTTAGAGCATTTTTCAATTGTGTTGAAATAAAAATTTATGCCTACTTATTAATACCTATGAACTTAATGGGGACAAAAAAAATGGTGGGAAAAAATTCCCACCATTTTGAAACTAAAAGTTGATTTTCCCTCAACTATCTGCTAGTTTAGCAAAGTAACTCATAGGATCGTCATCTTCGTCAACAGAAGGACTAGGTGTACTGTCTTTAGCAGCTGCTTTTGACTGTTGATATGAGGACTCAAGCTTGCGCATGACGTCTTCTTCACTAACTGTCTTTTGCTCTGTTGCTGCATAGTTGTCGTACTCTGTTTCTTCTTGTGTGCTATTACGAATATTCTTATTGCCTAAGACATAATCCATACGCTTCTTCAAGTCTTCATAAGACTTAAATTGGTCAGCAGCAGTAAAGGCAGACAGAGAATACTGCTTCTTCCAGATTGCTTCCATAGCATCATCATCAGTCAAGACTGGACCAACAGCAGCAAATTCACTAGAATCATAATTCCAATAACCTGCAACCTTCTTCAACTTCAGCTTGAAGTTAGCACCTTGCCAGAAGTCAAAGGGATTAATAGGAGTCTCATCCTCAAACTCAGGTTGCATAGCCTCCATGATCTTATCAAAGATCTTCTTACCAAACTTATAGAGGAATACTCCACCCTCATTCTGAGGATTAGCAGGATCCTTTACAACATAGATGTTTGCATAGAAGGAAAGTTTACGTTTCTGCTTACGAACAGTGTCCTTATCTCCATCATTACCAGTATTCCACAGTTCCCTATTGAGTTCTCCAACAGGGTCCTTACCACCAATAGTAGTAAGAGAATTCTCAATGTACCATCCACCAGGACCCTGGAAGGCATGAGAGAACAGTTTTACCCAAGGGAGATCTTCTCCATCAGGTGCAGGAAGAAAACGAATAACTGCATATCCATTGCCAGACTTATCCATCTCTGGCTTCCAGAGGCGCTCATCAGCACCACCTGCCTTGTTATTCATCTTGTCAGCTTCTTTAACTAGTTTACTAGTCAAAGCGCCCAAAGAACTTTGCTTTTTAAGGTCTGAAAAACCCATTTGTTATACTCCGTATAGGTTGTATTTGGCTTGTGTCCTTTAGCTTTAGTGAGGGTCAGGCAGCCTCTTGACATACTAAGAATAGATCATGATCAATGATTTGTCAAGCAGAATCTCTGATGGACTTCTTCATGTTATCTATGATGTTAGACATATTAGAAAAAACATATCCTAGATCTACATCATGTGGGAATCCTAGTTGTCTAGCAGAAGCAATGATACTATCCTTCATTTGTTTTGCTTCTGGATCATCTGATAGACTCATTCTAGTATATAATATCTGCTGCTTCCTCAATAACTCTTCTAGCATTTCTACATGCTCTATCTTATTCTCATTACTCATAGAAGCAAAGGTGAATACTGTATTATAAACCTTCTCTTGTAGATCAGAAATTTCTTTTAATTCTTTCTGAACAAATTGTGATTGAAAGAAACTCATGATTCTCCACAGATTACTTGCTTCAAAATTTTCTTGTAACGAAACACATCCACTGATATGAATGCATCATATTTATTTATCCTCATGGATAAAAATTTCCATACAGGATCATCAAGTCTAACATCAAAATCAGATTTAAATCCAATAATTTTATTAAGTATGACCATTGTCTCAAGTGAAACAGTCTTTGCCAGGTGCTCTTTGATGATAGATGGATGCTTTGTTCCTATTATCTCAAACATACCATCAAAACTCTTATCATCAAATGCATTCTCTATCTCTGTTTTAAACGTATAAGCAAGTGATTGTAACCTCTTTTTCCAGTCTGTGTAATTCTGTTCTCCATTCTTGACGATTTCTCCAATCCACAATGATTGAGGATCATCACAAGAAACGAAATTAGAAACAAAGAACTCAATAACTTCCGTATCATCTTTCTGTCTACTTAATTTTTCAAAAAAGAATCTGTCACGTCTTTTATAAAAAGAATCAAGAGAAGCCCTAGACTTCCCACCATACTTATGGTAGTCATAGCTTTCCCTTGTGAAATGATTTTTTAATCCTAGATAGGATTTATAACACTCAAAGGGATTCACTTTTGATATCATCTAATTGGGTTGTCACATCACAGAGGTAGTTTAGCATGTGATGTTCTCTTCAGCAAGTTCAATTCCATTGCCTCACACTTCAGTTTTTCCTTCAGTGGTTTAGAAATCAACTTAGGAATTGACTCCATCTCAACATTATTTTTCTCACAAAAATGCACAATAGCATCAATATAACTCATGCCATTATTTTTGTGAGCAATAGATTCAATCTCTTCTGTAAATTTACGAGAGCAGTAAAACTTGCTTTCTAAAATTTTGTCAATACTGTTCTCTTCAGGTTGGGGCATATTCCTGTAGTTTGAATTCAACAAACTCTCTAATATATTTTGAGAGTAAATTGATGTACTTTCTTTTGTCGTACTCTTCATAAATTTCAACCTCGCCATTTTCACATGACATAATAATTACAAACTTCTTTACCATTATACCAGTCATCTCATATAACATGCAAGCATATGCTGCACATTGTACAAAATGAGAGTCAATCCACTTTCTAGGTTTTGGTTTCTTTGCTGTCTTGAAGTCAATAACAGCAAGTTCTCCATCATATTCAGCAATGCAATCAACACTACCAGCAACACCTAGTTCATAACTAAACAAAGATTGTTCAATAGCATGGATATTTCCTATCTTATCTAGATCACTCTTAGCTTGCTTGAAAAGATACTCTGATAATGGTTGAACAGGAGGAAGCTTCCTATTCTTTAAGTAGCATTCAGCAAGGGTATGCATATCAGTGCCCCTACTTGTTGCTTGTTTAGTAACTTTGTTTGCTTCCTCATTACCAACCTTTGCTCTCCATGATCTGAAGACTTCACGATTGTAGTGACTAATGACTGAGGTAATAGATACTAACTTCTTACCATCAGGTGTATCATAATATCTAACTCCATCAATCATCTCCCTGGAGAGAGATGGATAATCAATTTCAATATGGTTAAAAATCATAAACCTAATTCATGTTTAGCAATAATGTATTCTTTCACAAGACCACTTCTACAAATGTCTTCTGCTTCAAATTCTACCATACTAAAGGAAGGCATGTTCTTTAGGATGCGAATGAAATCAACAATACCATTCCTCTCTGCTGTCTTAATCAAATCAGACTGAGTAGCATCACCACAGAACATAAGTCTAGAGTTCTCACCAACCCTGGTAATCATAGAGTCCAATTCATGGAAGTTTAAATTCTGAAACTCATCAACAATAATAATAGCATTGTCAAATGTAGTTCCTCTTATAAAAGAGGTGCTCCAAAAACTTACAGTTCCCTGTGCTTTAAGATTAGCATACAGCATCTCAAAGGCATTATCATCAGGCATCTCAAACATATACTTTACCATATTCTTATAAGGAATCTGGTAGAGAGATGATTTGTCTTCATGGTCACCAGGGAGGAAACCAATTTCTCTGGTTGCTACAAGAGACCTAACAATGTAGATCTTCTCATAGGGTGTCTTAGGATCTAAGACATCTAGAAGGGCATTGTAGAGGGTAATAAAGGTCTTACCTGTACCAGCACAACCATAGGCAACCATATTTTGGTCTTTGTTGTACTCTTCAAAGAATAACTCTTGATTTTCAGTAAGTGGTTCAATCTTCTTGATGTAATCAAGATTGATTGGTTTCTTCCTTTTCATCACTCTGTTACTCATACCAAATGGTACTGGGTTGCTACTTCCGATTCCTGACTTACTTTTTCTAGGCATACTTATCAATCATAGTGTTTGAGGGTTGCCCCTGGTGCTGTCTTAGCTTTTGAGATTACATCTTTCCATCCTGGGTATTTGGTATAAAGTTTACCAAATGTTTCTCCCATCTCTATCCCAAGTTTAGGAGAATTTTCAGGAGTATAATACCTTTCCCAATCAGAATTGTCCTCAATCCACTGATCCCAATCATGAATGCTCATGACTATTTCTTTAGTCTCACCAGTTTCCTTATGTTTAATAGGGTACGTTGCCATACATCACCTCACACTGTTTTTATATTTAGACCCAATCTAGAGCAGCACCAATAGTAGGAAACTGTTCTGAAAAGATTTTCTTACACTGATTAGCAATGTCCATATGCTCTTTCTGTGTCCCATTAGCAGACCTCAGATCAATGTAATGCATCCAAGATCGTAGTGATCCTGACATATACATTTTTGTAGGGACTGCCAAAGGCAACACCATACGAGCACACTCCTTTGCCACACCTCTTTCCAGCATCTGTTTATACAATGCCATAGAAGAATCAAATAAAGTCTGCATCTGCAGCTCAAGATTTTGTACTTCAAAAGCATCAAGATCATTAATAGAATTCTGTCTATTCTTTGTATCTTGACGACGTAGTTCTGGTAGAGGAATCTCACTATTAAGGAGAGAAGAGTCTGCATAGCGTTGTGAGAACTCTTGAAAAGTAAATGACCTATGTCGTAGTACCTGAGCTGCAATTGCTCTGGTAGTTTCAATCTCTAGAGTCATAAATGCCTGCTCAAAAATACTCCAATGCTTATGCTTAATACAGTACTTTAGTAGACCATTAAAAGAATCATTACCTTGATTGGAAGGATTGCTCACTCTAGCGCAATATGCAATATGCTTCTCTGCATCTGGAGTAACTGATAGTAATTCTACTTTCATTTCTTTTCCTGTTTCCTAACCTTTTTTACTTCTTTGAGTTCATCCTTAATCATCTGATAGGCATCTTCAGGTGATAGTTTCTTTGCCATTTCCATAGCAGTGATGATTTCTACTCTTGTTCCGAAGTGCTTGAGTGCTTCTTCAAAACAATTTAGTTCTTCATACATTCTTATCTTTTTTAAAAGTATCTAATAGATCAAAGACTTCTTCTGATTGTTTTACAACATCAATCTGATGAATAAGACCTGCAATCTCCTTACAAATGAATGGTTTTTCAGTACGAGCAGCAAATGCAAGGGCATTCCTTAGACTTGATGTCGCATCATCCAAACTTTCATTTACACTTTCACTTAATGCCATTTTTATCTCCTTTAAAATATGCTTCAAAGTATGCAACTATCCCAGAGGATGTTTTGTTCCCTTGAGAGACCCAAGTATCAGCACACTCATAGATATCTTTTGTAAAATAGTTTTGCTCTTCTATTCTAGCACTTCCGTATTTATTAAGCAATATGCTGAGACATTTCTCTCTGTTCCTTA